ATGTTTTATGTCAGAGTCAGCCGGGAGTACAGTCTTTTCTGATGCTGGTATTCAAACTTCTGGTGAGAATAAAGCTAGTGCTATTTTAAGGGGTGTCGTACTTGCTGCTTCTGGCGTTGTTTTGACACTTAGTGGTGCTCGAGGCGCTACAAACACTGCACCTTCTTCAACAGCTGCTTCGAGCACAACTAGCGGACACATGACAGGATCAGTTGTTACCTCCGGTGGCGGAAGCGATTTTGTAATGTTTATGAATGGGTTTAAGTCAACTGCTGCAAAGCCTTCTGTGCTTACAGCTTCTTTTGATATGTATTCACCAAACTACATTGCAAATATACTGAATACTGATCCGCTTAAGCTTGAAGAAGAAGGACACCTTCTGTACGGTCACTATGACATTCACCCATCTTTCGCTGTTGTGACCGGCGCGGGTGTTGTTACTCCTGGCGTTTATGGAGATGGAGAGCCTACAGGATTTCTATTGTCTTCTTCTGTTGGAAGAAATACTGCTTCAGGAAACGTACCTGTTTATGAATCTTTTGAAGATAGATTTAGTAACGCTTCTTCACCTTTTGTAATATCTCAAAAGTTTGGTGCTTCACCTTACAACCTTTTCAAGATAGAGACACTTTCAGACGGAAGTGGTGTTTCTCATAAGTTTAAATTTTCTATAGAAAATATTGTAAAGTCAACATCTGATACTGATAAGTTCGGAACTTTCGATCTTGTCTTAAGAGACTTTTACGATTCAGATGATGAAAAGGTTGTATTAGAGAGCTTTAGAGGTCTTTCCTTAGATCACTCTTCACCTCGTTACATCGGCAGAGTAATAGGTGATAAAAAAGTTTTCTTCAACTTTGACAGCGATGCTGAATCTCAAAAAATCGTAGTTGAAGGCAATCATGATGTCAGATCTAGATACGTAAGAGTAGTTCTTTCAGATCAGCTAAAGAATAAGGAAGTACCTGACGAAGCGTTGCCTTTGGGCTTTAGAGGCCCACGTCACCTTCTGACTTCAGGTTCTCTAATGTTAGATCCCGGTGTTGACGGAGATTTGGTAGGATCAGATCACCACAGAAGAGTTATTGAACCAGCTATACCCTTTAGACAGACAATTGCACAAGGTACGGGAATAAGCAAGAGAGAAGATCCTGCACTTTACTGGGGTATACAGACAAACCTCAAGACTTCAGTGACAAAGCCTAACTTAGTCTCTGCTTTTGACAATACTTTTAAAACCTATACAAAACATTTTCCAACACATAGAACTGACGGTTTTAACTTCTCTGAAGGTGATAACGCAGGTGTTGCAGATGCATTAGGAACTATTAGAGATTCCGACAGATTTAATTTTAACAAGTTTACTCTTGAAAATATTCAAGTGAGAACTGGATCTTCAGGATTGGCTGACGCTGATTACTGGCTCAGTGCATCTTATGTCAGAAAAGGTATTATCGCTGCAGATGCCACTGCTAAAACTAGAGGCTTGACGGTTGATGATTTTTCTGTTGTTTCTAACAGAAAGTTCTTAAAGTTTACTGTACCTCTCCAAGGAGGTTTTGACGGTGTTAATATATTCAACAAAGATCAAAGAGACTTAACAAATAATTCTGTTAAGCGAGAAATTGATGACGAGACAAATCAAGGAGGAACATCAGGTCCTACAATTAGTGCTTACAGAAAAGCCCTTGATATAATGGGCTCAACATCTGATGTTGATATTCAGATTCTTTCTATTCCAGGAATTAGACACGAAGCTGTATCAGACTACGCAATTACAACTGTGGAAGGAAGGTTTGACGCAATTCTTGTGACTGACATTGAAGAAAGAGATCAGTTTAATACTGTTATTACTTCTTCTATACAGAAGCCGCACGTTTCAAACACAGTTACTGCATTTAAGAATAGAGTTCTAGACACATCTTTCGCAGCTGCTTACTTCCCAGACGTAACAGTTGAAGATCCGGATACTAGAGGTCTCGTAGCAGTGCCTCCCTCGGTCGTTGTTCTTGGTGCATACTCTCTCAATGATAAAATAGGACACCCCTGGTACGCTCCGGCTGGATTTACGAGAGGCGTTCTAAATACTGTTGAGACCACCAACGTTCAGCTAAATCGTACAAATCTAGACGATCTATACGATGCTGATATTAACCCACTTGCAAAATTCCCAGGTAAGTCACTATCAATCTGGGGACAAAAGACATTGCTTGCTAATGCATCAGCACTTGATAGAGTAAACGTTAGAAGACTCTTGATTGATGTAAGAAGAAAAGTTAGAAATGTTGCTAACACTCTCTTGTTTGAGCCTAACAGATCAGAAACACTTGCTAAGTTTTCTAATCTTGTTAATCCAATTTTACAATCAGTACAAGATGCACAAGGTGTCGATAGATTCAAGGTGATTATTGACACAACAACAACCACACAAGCCGATGTTGAAAACAATACAATTCGAGGAAAGATTTACTTGCAGCCTACAAGATCTGTAGAGTTTGTTGCTCTCGATTTTGTTGTCACAAATGCCGGAACAACTATCTAGTAAGAACTATATATTATAACAGGAGAATTAAATGGCAGAGACACTATCAGTCACAGACATGCTTCCCAATAAGTTTGAACCTAAAAGAAATTATCGATGGGTTCTTGCAATTGAAGGTATTGACTCTTTCTTGGTGACTTCAGCAAATAGACCTAACGTGAACATTGGTGAAAAGAAGATTGATTACATCAACAGCTACAGAAGAGTTGCAAGCAAGCTTGAGTTTCAAGACTTATCTATTAAACTTCACGATCCAATTGCACCTTCGGGTGGGCAACAAATGATGGAATGGATTAGGACTCATTACGAGTCAGTTTCTGGTCGTGCAGGTTATGCTGATTTTTACAAGCGTGATATCCAGTTAAAAATGCTAGATCCTATTGGTACTGTGATTGAGCTTTGGGATATCAAGGGCGCATTTTTAACTAGTGTTAACTTTGGTTCTCTTGACTATACTAGCGATGACATCATGTACATAGACGCCACAATTAAGTTTGATAACTGTGTGCTCCAGTTCTGATTTAAAATAAGTTTTACTCGAAAATTAAACAACCGTATACTTAATACGGTTGTTTTTTTATGGAGTAAACATGTCAAATCAAGAAATTACACCTGATTCTAGCCAGGTTATGCGTCAAAATGTTATGAAAGATGAATTTGGTTGGGAAGTACCAATCGAACTAATCCCTCTGCCTACAAGAGGGCTTATCTATAATCCTGACAGTACGTTATACAATACAGATGCCTTAAAGATCAAGGCTATGACTGCAAGAGAAGAAGACATTCTTGCTTCACCGGCTTTTCATAAAGAAGGCACAGCACTTACACATTTAATCAATGCTTGTCTAGTAGATAAATCTATTAATTGCGACGACATGATTAACGGAGACAGAATGGCTCTAATGATAGGTATCAGAGTAACAGGATACGGTCCAGAATATCATGCGTCTAGTGCCTGTAAGTCTTGTGGACAAAATAATGAGATTTTAATTGATTTAACTTCTATTCCTATTAAACGTCTTAATATTAAACCTTCTTCAGCAGGAGAAAATAGGTTTGAATTTAAATTGCCAGTCACAAAAAAAGCTATTATCTTCAAGTACAATACAGCTAGAGAAGAAAGAGAAAGAAATGTGGCAAATAAAAGTATGCAAAAAGTAACAGGCGCATCTATAAGTAACAATGTTACTTCTTTCTTAGAAAACTCAATAGTATCAGTTGACGGAATCACTGATCGTATGAAAATTAAACATTTTGTAATGAATATGCCTGCTTTTGATTCTAAAGCTTTGAGAAAATTTATTATAGACAGTGAGCCAGGAATGGATATGTCTTGTGAGTTTGAGTGTAAAAACTGTGGAACACACAATGAATCAACAATGCCTATGACATCAGAGTTTTTTTGGCCCACTAAATAACTGGAGGGAGAGCTTTCTAGAAGAAAGTTTCTTGCTTCAGATGCACCTGAATATGAATTATTCTGAAGTGCAAAATCTACCAGTTAGATATAGACACTGGTACATAAAACGCTTGTCTAAACATTTTGATCAAAAAAATAACTTGAATAAATCTGTCACACAAGACAAAGAAAGTTTTGCTCCATTATCAAGAGTTGAAGAAATTATAAATAAAAAGCTGGTGTGAGATATTTATAAAAGGAGTAAAGTAAAATGGATCCAGCAGATTTAGCAGCATTAACAAGAGCAATAGAGACAGCAATCGCATCAGGGTTTGCAAATGCTGCTTCGAGTATGGGCAGTCCTCCAAGTGTTCCAACTCCTGCTGGAGGGACTCCGGGTACACCTCCGGGTACAACTCCTACTGTACCGACTCCTCCTCCAGAGGCTCAGGTAGAGACACAGTCAACAAGACTCATGAGTGAATCTGTAAGAGCAACACAATCTTTATCAGATCATATTATGACAATGATTGCAAATGGTGGAGATATATCATTTGCGGTATTAGATCAATTAGTAAAAATTCAAAACGAAGCAGGCGCGAAACTAGTTAGAGACCTAAGAAGGCAAGTAGGAATTTCTGTTAGGAGCGGAGAATCAATTTCAGAAGCTATTAATAGAACTACCAACTTAGGCGCAAAGGCTGTCGGAACATCGATAAAGGCTTTTGAAGCAAACATGCTAGAATTTATGAAGTTTGAAGGGCTTGAGCCTGACAGATTTCTTGATTCTTTAAGAGACTTTGTTACTGAGCTGGGTGATACAAACATAAATCTTCTTCACCAGACTGATGAGCAAATGATGGCGAACATGGCCATCTTTAAAAATTCTATGCAAATGTCTTCAGAAGATGTTGCTGAATTAATTGCTGTGTCTTATGCTGAAACTGGTGAGGCTTCAACAGCTATTTTAGATGACATAGCAAATCAAGCAAAAGTTGTAGGTGATGCTGTAGGTGTTCCTTTCACACAAATGGGTGAAGGAATTAGAGAAGTCAAAGCTGATATGGACACATTTACTGATATCACAGTAGCCGGTGCTGCCAGAATTGTTGCGAGTTTAAGTCAGATGGGACTCTCAATCCAGACTTTCAAGGGTATGATGCAACCCTTCAGAGACTTTGACGCAGCTGCGACAAAGATGGGTGATCTTTCAGCGATGTTTGGCGTTCAAATGGATGCCATGGAGATGATGTATCTGGCCAACGAAGACGAAGAGCAGTTCTTGCATAGGATGCGAGAGCAGCTTCTTGATCAAGGACTCGATGTTGAAAGCATGTCTAAGACAAGACAAAGAGCTCTTGCAGATTCTTTAGGCATGGGTATCAAAGAAATGAAGATGTTTATGTCTACTGGACAGCAAGTATCTTCTATGGAAGACTTAAGAGCAAGATCGCAAGAAGCGTCTACTAGGTCTCAGGCAGATGCTATGAATGCTTTAAATGAGACGATGGTTAAAGTTCAGAGAAGTTCACAAGAAATAGCTGAAGCATTGCAATTGCAAGCAGGCATCATGACTGGTGGATCAGTAAGAGAAGCATCGGCAGCAATGTCAGAAGCCGTTCAGAATTCGGCAATTGCTTTCCGCCAAGGGACAGATTTTGCTAACATAGTAAATGAAGCAAATATTTCTCTAGGAAAATTTACTGCAACCGCGGTCAACAAAATTGCTCAGATGGGTAGCAACTTCTTTGCAAGCATGTTTAATGGTTTTAGTTCAGAAGGAGTATCAGAACTAGAAGCGCAAATGACACAATTTGATGTCGACGCTCCGGCGAGAGTTCGAACATCTATGCACACCCTTGCTAATGAAGGACTTAGAAGAGGAATATCAGAAGCTGGATTAGCTGCCGGGTCTTGGGCAGCTGCCACTGAAGGATTAGCAACAACTCTGGGGAGTGATCAATTTGATGGTGGCACACAAATGCAATTTTATCTCGATGAAATTGATAATTTTGGAATAGCACTTTCAGATCAAATTCAATTAGCTATGATTATGATTAGTGATTCTTTTGATTTTGATAACTTGTCAAAGAGTTTTGCTGAAGCTAAAAGTATTGTTTCTGGTGGAATATCAGAAATCAACAGAGAAATAAATTCTCTCTCTGAACAAGTTTCTGCGCCTAACGTTAGTGTTACTCCTCAAGTTGAATCTTCGACTACCACTGTGGTTCAAAGCGGAAATAATGAAGAAATAGTCAAAGCGATTGGCGACATTATTGAAAAATTTGAAAAGTCACCAACAGAAGTCAAAGTTGAATTTGACCTTGACGATATTAAAGATCCAATTATTGAAACTATTAAAAAAGGCTTTAGCGAAACAGAACTATCTTTTATCTTGACACTTGCTGGTGAACAGATAGCCACAGCGCTTCTTGAAAGAGACGTAAAGAGTCGCAACGGGCTCAGATTTCAGCCCAGGAGCTAAAATTGAAAAAGACTAAACAAGATGTAATTGACGAAATGATTTTAAATAAAAACACTTTTGTAGAAAATATTTCTGAAGATGAGAAAAAAGAAATTGATATGTATTTTGACGAATTAATTCAAGAATTTGGACCTATGTTAGATATTTTTGACAAGATATTTACAGATAAAAAAGTTCTTAAAAACATCACAACATCAATTAAGAATGAGATAAGAGAAGAAAAGTGGCTTGAAAAAATGTCAGATGTTGTGATGTCTCGTCAAGATGTACAAGAAGCACTTAAAGATTTGGATAAATAATGTCTAGAGAAACACTTAAAGATTTTTTAACATCAAACGGATTTGCAGGAACTGATGCAATTCAGTATACGCTAAATGAAGACAGAAATGATTTAGGTGTAGACACACACACTGGGACAGAGTTAGTGGGTGAAGAAGGACTCATAGGAGATTTTTTAAAATATGTTTCTGAAAAAGAAGGTAACTTTTATGAATTCGATGGTGGAAACTCTACTAACACCACTGCTGGAAAAAGAGGAGAATTCCTTTACCCGCCTGACCAATTTATATCTTCTGATCCCTTTGTCTCTCCAGGAAGTATATTAGAAGGTGAGCTAGACAAATATAGTAATAGTAGATATTTTGATGATCCTGACACAGGAACTGCCACCGACCCTGTTGATGAACTCAACACCATTATTAACAAGGTTGATGGATCAATAGCAGTCGGATCAGCGCCCACTGGACCTCGAACTGCTAATGATCTTTTAAAAGGCGTTGTAGTTCCTATTGAAACTGATGACCCTGAAGATTTTGTTGTTCAAGCTAGCGTTTCTGCTCTCAAAAGAAACAATAGATTTAACATGGATGATGAGTTTTACTCAAATCCAAGCAGTTTAAGCAAAAGCAGCAATATTGACAGAAGTGGTGAATACGTACCCGAGATTGACAATGATAAAAATTATCAACTGGTCAACAAAGATCAAGAATACTATTCTTCGTTTGAAGATCTAAAAGATGCAGGTGCTTCTCTACTTCTAAAAGCGTCAGGATACATCACAAAAGAAGGGCCAACAACCAGTCTTCAGCCTATAATAGAAGAGGGTAAAATATATCAAACAGATATTGCAAATGCTGAAATTTTTGAGTCTACTGTCGCAATGCCTGGAAATATTCAAGATCAAGAAGTTCCTAAAGTAACAGCAGAAACTTTGAGAAGTAGAAATGCCACGGGTGTACCTTTTAACACTGCAGAAGGCTCAGTCTTGTCAAATAAAGGTTCTATTACAGGAAATCAGTCTTCTTTTGGTACAACTTATAACCACGCTCTTAGATTTGAAGATTTAACACCTACACATAAAATAAAAACAGCACTTCGCATGATGTCTTTGTTTACTCTTTTAAAGAGCCTATATGGAGAAATTATTGATGAATTAGCTAACGAAGACAAGCAAGAAATTGCATCTGATATAAAAAAGATCGCTTCTTCTCCAAACATCGGTAATGCCGGTCCTCTTATTTTAGGTCTTTCTAGAAAATCTAACAAATTTATTTTGCACAATTACCTATTTGATAATTTTTTAACACCCACAGACTTTTCTTATGAGGCTTGTTTTTATAGAGGTGTCAAAGTAATTTTTGGAAATAATGAGACGTCAGCAGAAAAAGTATCGAGCCATCTGCACAAAACTTATAATTCGCCAGGATTCTGGCTTGCAATGTCAAACGCAGCTATTAAAAAGACTTTTAGATTTAGTGACGATATAGGTAGATTAGCAATTGAAGGATCGTCTGGAGAAGGCACAAGAGATGCTATAAAGTCTATTTTCGGAGGTCTAGAAAGCGTGGCAAAAATAGCAAATATATTTGCTATAATAGGAGAGAAAAGTCTTCATCATACAAACGGTGTTAACAACAGCGATGACCCTTCTGAGAAAATTAGAAATGTGAGAGATGTTGATAGTCTAGACAATATTCCTGGTAACAGAGTAGGCAAAAGTAGAAAGAAAAAGAATGGAAATGCAGGAGCGACACCTGACTCTGGCGGCGCGACGACACTTGCTTGGGAGCAAAGTGATGTCCCGTCAGCTTATTTGCTTCCTCTCAATATTTTAAGAGCAGCTGCAGACTTAAACAACACTTACACAAGAGTAAACCCACTCAAGGGAATGGTCGGTAGTAGGTTAGTTAGAAACACATATACAGGTTTAGATACAGACGGATCTTCTGCTAGAATACCCGAAAGAGTTGTAAAAATTTTAGAAGATAGACTTGATTCTGAGTATGTTCCTTTTTATATTCAAGACTTGCGAACAAATGAAATTATCTCTTTTCATGCTTTCTTAACTCAGCTGTCAGACACTATTACTCCTAATTTTAGCGCAACACAGGGTTACGGAAGACTAGATCCTGTTCAAACGTATCAATCAACAACAAGAAGTATACAGGTAGGTTTTACTATTTATGCTACTAACAGAGAAGACTTTGATGACATGTGGTACAAGATTAATAAATTTGTCACACTCTTGTATCCACAGTGGACACAAGGCGTTTTAGTCCAGCAAGGCGACCCAGAAAACGACGCACCATCTGAAAGTTCAAGATTTGTTCAGCCATTTACACAGAAAATTGGTGCTTCTCCAATAGTTCGATTAAGAGTAGGCGATGTTATAAAGTCAAACTATTCTAGATTTGCATTAGCAAGAACTTTTGGCATTGGAGACGCGGGTGTTATAGCTAATCCAATTGGGTACGGAGGTGCAACTCTTCAGACTGCTTGGGATGGTTTTCTAGTGAAGATATTTAGAAAAATAAGAGATTTCGGAATTACTGCTTTCGGAGCAATTTTTGGATCTTATCAAGGACTAATACAAATCGCATCAGATGCCGTTGCAGGTGAAGATTTAGGTGGAGGAGGTTTTGGCAATGCTGCTGCAAATGCTGCCTTTGATTTGGCAGCAGAGGGATTGGCAGAAATTCTTGTAAACGGTTTTGCAAATCCAATTTTAGTTTCACAGACGATGGACAGACTTAGAGATCCTAACTTTTTTGATGCAAAAGGTTTTGAAAAAGGATTAAATCCATTTGTGTATTTAAACCCTAATATGATTGACGGTTATCATTCAGAGTCAGGAGAGAGAATATTTACCACTAAAAGAGTCTTGGCATCTATTAAAGGCGTCGTTGACGATGAAGGTATAATAGACAAAAATGGAAATAGACAGTTTAGAAAACTATATAAAGTAAAAATTGAAGATCGTTCTGATTCTGGCATATTCGAAAAAATTGTCTATGTTCCTCACAAAGACATCTGGAATGATCCTTCTGAGAGTTTTAGCAAGTCAATCATAGGTCTTGCTTTTGCAGGGGCCTCATCAGACATTGTCGGACTTCTTGAGTTGATATTATCTAGATCAAAACGAGGCGGGACAAGCTTAGGAACTGCTGCTACTGATGTTGTAGGAGAGCTATTTTCTTTATTTGCAGAAAATCCAGAATCTACATTCATGAGACCAGAAGTAAATCCTTATGTCAGAGCATTTCATTCTACGAGAGGACGAGGATTAGCAGGTGTCATCAAGGGGGCTACCTTTAATTGGCTAGATGATTTTCCTTGGGAGACAGATCATAATGCAAGAGCACCAATTGGCTGTAACATAAGCTTTAACTTTGACGTAATTCATGACATCCCACCAGGGCTTGATCATACAGGATACAACAGAGCACCTATTTACAACGTGGGTGAAGTTATGAGATCAGTCGCAGGAGACGTGTATGGAGAAAAATTCTCTAAATCAGAAAGAAAATTTAGAGAAGGAGGCTCTGTTGTTTTAAGCAAAGGTAGTACTAACAAGAAGCGAGGTGATTGATGGCATTCTCAAGATACATTAACGTCATAGGACCAGATCCAAATACAAAGACAATGAGTAGCGCAAATGTTGTAATTAGAAGAGGCATCGTTAATAATAACATACCTTTCGAAACAGTAGTCTTAGAAGAAAGTAGAAGACTTGATCAATTAGCAGGACAAGTTTACGGAGATGCATCATACTGGTGGGTCCTTGCTGCTGCTAGTAGAATTGGCTGGGGATTGCAAGTTCCTGCAGGAACAATTATTGTGATTCCTGACTTGGGAACTGTTTTAGGTCTATTGCTGTGAGCAAATTATGAGTAGAAAAACTGAAAATGTCGACATAGGTTTTGCTTCTATTAAAGAAGCAGCAAACGAATACACAGACTTTATTTTAGGAATACCTGACGGTGATGTCATATCAGCAATTTTAGGTAAAAAATCTACCGAAACACCAGAAGATATTCTTGAAAATAGAGCGATTAGAAATGTTTTATCTGAAATTTCTGATAGAACAAATGGTGGATGTAGTATATCTGATATTCAATACGTAGCTGATGACAAATGGAAAGCTGTCGTAGGAAAATCACCAGAAAGTATTGTTACAGTTTTTCACACAAGAGCGAAAGCTGGTCCTTCTGTTGCTTACACATTTAACGGCTACGATCCTCAAAATAGTTACGATATTGCTGATACATATGACGATTACCTAGTTAGTGAAATGCGACATGTTGTCAAGTACATAGATCCAAAAAAGTTTGCTAATAGAACTGTGATACAGCCGCCTACTGGAAGAGAACCTCTAGATCTTGACCAGGTGAGAGAAGTGTTATCTCAGCGCCTCGAGGGCGCTGAATTGGAAGCAGCCATCGCTCGAGCCCAGGCTACAGGAGAGGGCCCTCGAACTGTTAGTATTGAAGAGCTTCAGAACAGCGATATTGTCTTAGATCAAGTTCCTCCCGAGACTTTCAACGTGGGCGAAGGAAATAATTTTTCAAAAAATGAGCCTAGTCTTGGAGCAGTTGTTATTAAAGATCCTCGACATGGATTCAATGCCAGAAGCGCAAATCACATGCCCGTCTTCTTGTCGGCAATATCACCACTTGAGATGTCTAGGTGCTCTCCTTATCTTGATGTAAAAGTCTTTACAAGACAAAAATCAAATTATAACAAGATGGGTATTTATAATTTTATTAGAGCTACGGAGGACGAAAAAAATAAAGAGACAACTTTTTACAATCCTGTACCCGCGTCGGCGGAGCCTTTATTTTCTGAAGCTGGTGAAGGAAGAATGATCAACTATATGGATTTGTTTACTTCACCTCAGACAATGGTTAATGCAAATATTAATAGAGAGTGGTTTGGTGAAGAATTGTCAGATATAAAAGATTCTTTTTCTCAGTTTAAAAAAGACGAAGGATTAAGAAGCTCATCAGAATATAATTTTTCTAAAGTTACAGATCCACTCCAACCTTTTATGTCACTGCTCTCTTTTAATGTTTCTATTACTGGTGTGGGTCATGGACTGTTGGCAACAAAAAAAGCTTCGATGAAAATCAAGCTTCATGATAAGTCTAGAATCAATGACATATCACCTCTTTTGTCCCCTAAAGAATTTGGGTCTACAAAGTTTATAGTAGAATTTGGATGGACACATCCAGACGCAAGTTTGACTTCTACAAACACTCTCGGCAAATATTTAAATGCGCTCAGAGACACAGGAACTTATCAGCTAGTAAATGCTGACTATAACTTCGGAGAAGATAATTCAGTTGATATTACACTTAACTTGGTATGCTCAGGTTTTAATCAGCTGACAAGCGTAAGCGCCGCCGGCGGAAAACTCATAAGTTTTGATTCTATCATTGATGATCTAGAAGAAATAATAGATGATTATATAGAGACAAGGCTTGGTAATGATCTGCCCGAAGATAAAAAAAGTAGAGCTAGAAGAGTAAAAGAAATAAGAGGTAGACTTAGACTGGGAAGGGGAGATCTTTCTAAAGTTGGATCTTTAATTCCCTTTGAAAGATTACAAAACTGGAGACAGTTTTTATATACAAATGTTTTTACAAAAGAAGTTGCAGATGATGAAGGAAACATAACAGAAGAACAAGTCAATGACTTTCTAGGAAACTTATACTCGTTAGTTTACGGAATTGATTACAATCTAACTGAAAACTCTATTAAAGAATTATCAGAAGATCCATCGTTAAGAGACGATCTTTTTTCTGTGCTAGATTCAAGTTCTGTAAATGCCGGGGATGTCATTGTTGCTAAACTCAAGTCTCTTCCCTACGGCATCGATCCTTTTAGGGCACAATGTTCTTCTAATCACTGGGAATACTTGTCAGATTTATCTACGTACGGAGAAGATACAACTGCAGTGTGGCAGCATGCTAAGCTAATTGGATCTGTTGAAGAGGGTAAGACCTATCTAGAGGCAGGAACTGATTATGTGTCTCTTGGGAAAATTATTTCTTGTTTTATCGGATATCCTCTATCTACTTGTGGTCTGTACGACGAAGTGCAACTTTTCTTTTATCCTGTAAATTCTCAAGCTGCAGCTGCAAGAAAACACACGACTGCAAGCTTGCCTATAAAAATCGCTGACTTAGAAGAGCAAATTAAAAAGAGAATATTGGCATCGGAAGATGCTTTTAGAGATCTTAGCACTAGAGGCTTCTTTTCAATGCTCGAGCGGATTGTTTCGAACATTACGATACCTGCATATGGAATTTACATGCCAAATGACGGTTCTTTCTATAATCAGCTTCAAGAATTTAGAGAAGCTGAGAGAGCTAAAAAGTTAGAAATTTTAAAGGGCAATGACACATTCCAGAGGAGTGCAGATATTATTGAAGTTGGGCAACAAGCTGAAGCTGCTTTAGCTCAAGCAGCAGAAGAAGATATAGAGCTTACGGAAAAACAGAAAGCAGAATATGAAGAAGACTTGCAGATCACTGCTTACGAATCTTTTTTGGCAAAAAAGTTAGAAGATGAAAAAAGTGATAAAATCAGAAAGATTTACGAATTCGAATCTCTCGAAAGCGCCGGAATAACGCCTGTAAAGCAAAACTATCTTGATAAGAGTAAGTTTACACCCATTAATTTATCAATGTACTTTGAGACGTTTCCTACAAGAGATAAGCCTCTTAGTGAGACTGGATCACAGCCAACAGGATTTAAAGAACTTGCTGCAGATTTTTTTAAACTTAATAGAAGAGATCTAGATTCCAAAGGCATCGATTACGGAAAAACATGTCTTAGAATTCACATATACGATGAAAACACCGTCATGAATCCTGACAATTCTTTGTTTGGTACGAACTTTAGAAATTCTAAATCAGGAGCTGACGATGCAATGATTGAAAATCTAAATTCTTATGGTTTTGTTAAAAATTTAATTATGCAGAACCACCCCACCATTATACACGGTGCTGCTACTGGTGTAGTTAACAGTGTTAGGGTCTCATCAAATACATCTTCTCCTTTGTCAAACATTCTTATAGTTGAATCTTACGGACAGACATTAGAAGATAGCGACGATGGTGACCCAGGTGACGGATTTGATGAAACTGTTCTCTTGCCCACAACAGTCAATTTAGAAATAATGGGATTTCCAATGCTAGCAAGAGGCCAGCAAATATTTATTGATTTCGGAACTAATACTTCTTTGGACAATCTATACATGGTAAAAACTGTGGATCACATCATAGAAGCAGGAAATTTCAAAACGTCAGCAGTTTTGACAGCAACAAATCAAATGATAGTTACTTCTTTTAGAAATAGACTTAAAGATATGATGAGTCTTGTATCTGAGAATTCTTAAGATTTAAATAATTTTAGAAACATGTAAAAAAGAAGAATACTGATAAACAATAATAGTATGCTTAATGTATATGAAAAAGTTTTAATTTCTAAACTAAAAATTAACTCCGGTTTTGATTATTCTTCAAAAGAAAAAATTATTAGTTTAGGGAAAGAAGGAATTGAAGTTTCTATAGAAGACTTAAATTTTCTGAGAGAGTTGAGTCAATTTGATCGTATCAAAACACTGTCAGAAGTTAATCATAAAATATCAGATACTTTAAATTTAAAAGAAAACGACAGTGTCAAGTGGAAGTATCTTCTAGGTGAAAATCTATGTAAAGAATATACAAGATCACTTCTAAACGATATTAATTTTACTAAAGAAGTTTTAACAACTTATCACACTGAAGTATTTAAAAACAGAAAAAAATTATATCATAATTTAGTACCTATCCAAGATTGTGAAGGCAATTTACTAGAAGTACCAAAATATTCACACACTGGTATCTCTGGAAGAACTTCTATAAAAGATGGTTTTAATTATTTAACTAGTTCTAAAGAATTTAGAAAAGGCTGTAAGTCGCTTACAGAGGGTAATTTACTAGTAAGTATTGACTTCAAAGCATGCGAACCTAATTTATATTTGAGAGCAATCGGTAAAAATATTAAAAATTCAGATGTTTACAATTATCTAATGGAAGAGTTAAATATCAAAGTTGAAGGAAGAGAGAAGTTGAAAAGAGGAATATTGTCAGTTCTCTATGGAGCATCTGATGATACAGCAAATAGAATCTTAGGAGGAGACAAGAAAACACTTAATAAGATAAAAGAATTTTTTGAGATAGAAAAGTGGGAAAGAGAATTGCAGAGAGATTTTGACGAGAAAGGCTTTATTTTTAACATGTACGGGAGACCAATATTTTCTGATAAAAGTATTTTAAACAAATGGATTCAGTCTTCAGCAGTAGATTTTTGCAGTTTGTCATTTTTGGATTTTGTCAATGATCACAATTTAAAAGTAGCTTATCTTGTACATGATGACATGGTTATAGACTGCACACTTGAAGAATTTGAAAAAATTAAGAAAGTTATGAATTTGACAGATTCTAAGACTAATATATCACTCCCAGTAGAAATTACTGTTTTGTCTGCATAATTATTCTGTGAAAAAGAATAAACTTAAAGAGTATTACGGAACACAACGTCCTTCTTTTGCTGGTGGCCCAGGTGCTGGAAGTAACTTCTATAGCGGAAGAGACTTAGGTACACATAGTCGAGGAAGCTTAGGCACAAGAGGCGCTGATTCAAATTTCTCTAGGAGGATGCAAGCTTTGGTACCGAATGATTATTATGATCTTTTAGAAGAAGAAGAAGAAGAAATTGACGAAGATGTTGTAGTTGAAAATTCAAGATATTCGCTTGAGAAAATACTTTTATTAAACGAAAGTGTAGGAGATGTCATAGACGCAGCGAAGACGGCTGCGTATGACTTTGTTGGAGATACAGCTGCAGCTGGGATTTCTACATTTTTACCAGGAGCTTCAACAGCTTGGGTTATTAAAAACATCTACGAAATTAAAATAGGTAGAGACAAAGCTGACGAAATAGTAAGACAGTTTTTAATTAATCCAAAAGACGAAGTTGTTGAGTCTATGGCAGATATCTTAGACAACCTTGTAAGAGATGTTATTGATTTGGTTCAAAGAACAGTTGAAGCTATTCCTGATCCTACACCAGCAGAAGAAGCCATAACACTGTCAGCAAGTGTCTTGTTGAACTTAGGCAGAGTAGTCAAGGTACTTAAAACATCTTTTGGGGCTGTAAAGAGTACTTCAAAAATAACAAGAAAAATGGCACTTTTTGCAATCATAAATCCTTTAATAAAATACGTCATTGAACTTTTCGATTCAAAGTATATTCCAGAAAAAGTTTCTGAAAATAAATCAATAATAATGGGAACTTTACAGAGAATGGTTCTTTTAGGAGATCTAATAGAAGACTATGCAGTTCAAAAAGAAGTAGCATTGTCTGTAGGAATTCCTGAAGAACAATTTAGATACAGGCATAGAATAATCTCTTCAGCCAGCGAAATAGACTCATACGACTTTGAAAGTCCTAGAAATGAAATTCCAATAGAACAGAGAATAGAAGAAGAACAAGAAGAGTACAGAGAAGCTATGGCAGACCTGTCGCAAGAAAGAGAATACTACGAAGATAATCTATCTCCTGATGAGGTACGTTTATCAGATTCTTCTTCGTCTTTCTTTGATTCACCTCTTGGTAGAATGATTTTAAAACCAAGAGGTGAATCTGATCCTTCATTAAGAGATGTTTATCAAGATCTCTTTGCTGAGTCTTTAGAAAACAAGACACTTGCTTACTTAGTAGAAGAAAAAGATTTGAAACTCTCAGAAGAAGACGAAGAAGATGTAAATGAAATGTCCGGAGCCGGTGCCGCTGCAGGATTTACTTTACCTTTAGGCGCATCCCCAGAAAGTGATAGTGGGCAAAGAAGTAGTCACTCAGGTGGCACTGCTTTTCCATACGGAAAGAAAACACAGCGAAGAAGAAAAGAATTTGCTAGAAAAACGTTTGGTGGAAAATAATTTTGTAAACTTGCCTATTTCTTGCGTATAATGCTTAAGCAATTAAACATTGCACATTACAAATTGCACATTATATAAAGGAGATAAAAATGGCAGTTGATTTTGACGCGATTAGAGCAAAGCTAGCCCGCTTGAGCGGTGCAAACACAAACCGTAACGTAACTTGGAAGCCTACTGAAGGTGAAGAACACACAGTTCGTCTTATTGCATTCCCCGACAATGACGGGCAGCCTTTCAAGGAAATTCAGTGGTACTACAATATTCCAGGAGCTCGCGGTATCGTAGCACCTTTCCAGTTTGGAAAGAAAGATCCCGTACAGGAGCTTATTTCTAAGCTTCGTGAAGAAGGTTCAAAAGAGTCTTACGAAATGGCAAAGAACCTTTATCCTTCAATGCGTACTTACGCTGCTGTTGTCGTCCGTGGACAAGAAGATGAAGGCGTAAAGATTTGGTCTTTTGGAAAGACAGTTTACCAGAAGCTTCTTTCTATCATGCTTGATGAAGATTACGGTGACATTACTGATCCTCTCGAAGGTCGAGATATCAAGGTTGTCTGTACTAAGCCTCCTGGCAAGAAGTACGCTATGACTGATGTTATGCCTCGTGGAAAGTCTACCAAGCTTTCTACAAACAGCAAGCAATCAAAAGAATGGCTAGAGAATATTCCATCTGTTGAAGATCTTTATACGCTCAAGTCTTATGATGAATTATCTGGAATTCTTGAGCGCTGGATCAATGGCGACGATGAATCAGTCTCTAGTGAGGGTACAGAACACCCAACTTCTACTGCTTCTTCATCAGATAATGACACTTCTTCTGGAAACTATGACAGTCTTGACGATGCGTTTGCTGACTTGATGGACTAAAATTTATAAAAAATGTGCTTTTGGCGGGCAAAATAATTGCCCGCCATTTTTGTAAACAAAGACTGACTTGCAGTAAAATGTAAAAGTCCAAGGAGTATAAATGAAAAATGATGATTTTACCAAAGACTTAATCAAGTCTTTAAATAAAGAGCAAGGTTCTAGAGTTGCTTATAATCTTGCTGAAGACGAAAGTCCAACTCATGTTAAGCGGTGGATTAGCACCGGTTCACGCATGCTTGACTGGATCTGCTCAAATAAGCAAAATGGTGGTCTTCCTGAGGGTAGAATTGTAGAAATATTTGGGCCACCAAGTATTGGAAAGTCTCATATTGCAACGCAGATTGCGAGAAGCACCCAGAAAATGGGAGGAATTGTTGTTTATATAGACACAGAAAATGCCACAGCTGTAGAAAACCTCCAGATGTTAGGTGTAGATGTATCTAAAAGATTTGTTTATGTTGATACACACTGTACAGAAGAAGTTTTGTCAATTGCAGAAAAGACTATTCTTAAGGCAAAGGCACTTGACAAAGATGTTCCTGTGACAGTTATTTGGGACTCTGTTGCTGCGTCTTCTCCTAAAGCAGAGCTTTTAGGTGACTATGACAAAGAAAGTATTGGATTACAAGCAAGAGCTATTTCTAAGGGAATGCGTAAGATCACAGGCGTTATTGGACAAACTAACAGCTTATTTGTTATTCTTAATCAGATTAGAACTAAAGTAGGAGTCATGTATGGAGATCCTGATACTACACCCGGCGGTAAGGCAATACCTTTTCACTCATCTATACGAATCAAACTGGGCGCAGGACAGCAAATCAAAGACGGGGATGATGTTATCGGTATTCAAGTTTGGGCGAAGACTGTTAAGAATAAGGTAGCACCACCCTTTAGAAAGTCTCACTTTCAGATTCACTTTGGAAAAGGTATTGTTGAACACGAAGAACTTTTTGATCTACTCAGAAAGCACTGTGCCAGCAATGACGTAATAGTTGATAATCTTCTCTATAAAATCTCTGGAACAGGTGGCTGGAAGGAAATTACTATTGTTGACACAAGAACTGGTGAATTAGTTGCAGATAAAAAGTTTAGAAAGGCTGCTTTTAATGAATTGTGTGAAGATCCTGAATGGACTGAGGCTATAGATATTTTGACAGAAGCTGCTATGGCTAAGAAGTTAGGATCGATCGAAGGCGTAGATATTGATTCTGAGTCTTATGAAGAAGTCCAAGCTCTTGCTAGCGAATTAGAAATGGATCTAGATGTAGATGTATAAAAATAGAGTCATACTTGTAGACGGATTAAATCTGTTTACAAGGCACTTTATGGCAAATCCTGCAATGTCTGAAAACGGTGAGCACGTTGGAGGAGTTGTGGGATTTTTTAATGCTATGATGCGCCTTGTAGAAAAATGTAAGCCTGAAG